TTAAACAGCAATAATTTGCCATTCTTTTCCTCTATCGTCGTGGTATTTATCGGTCATATTTTGTGTTTTATGCCCCAATAATTTTTGTGTATTAATTCCTTGTTCTCGATAAAGTCGCTCGGATAAAGATCGTTGTTCATGGAAAGTAGGTGCCGTACCTTTTTCCCAAGTTAACCCACATTTATCTCGCGCTTTTTTAAATGTTGTGGTTAACGTATTTGGCGTGACTTGTTCACCGCGTTTCGCTTGTGCGGTGGTATGTCGATAATGCACGAGATATTTACTTACAACAGCATCACGACATTGAGCAACAACCTCCCTTAAGGAGAGATTGATAGCCTCACATTTTAGCGAGAGAGGGATGGCTAACTTACTGCCCGTCTTCTCTTGCTGTATATGTAACATGTCATCCCAAATATCAGAGAATTTCATTTTACAGATATCACCGATCCGCTGACCTGTGGTTAAAGCCAATAACATGCCACATTGCAGGTAAGGAGGGTGATTTTTAGCTTGCTGGTAAATAGTGCGCCATTCTTCCAATGTCATGCGTTCTCTTTTCACTCGGTTCCGTGGTTGTTTAGTTGCTTTCGCGGGATTGTAACCAGGAGGAACATAGCCAGCATGTTGAGCTTCTTTAAATACATCAATAAGCACCATGCGAACGACCTGAGCCATTCTTGAATGTCCTAATACTTTGACGGAATCTATTATTTCAGCGATATCTAAAGCGGTTATCTCTTTTAATATTTTCGTACCACAATACTGACGGAATAAATTAATAGGTTTCATTTTTTGTCGATAAGAATTAATTTTTAATTCACCGATATCTAATCTTTCTTTTTGAATATCTAAATATTTATCTATCCATATATCGACAGATATTTCAGACTTGTTTGTCTTAATTTTTGATAACCGTTCATTAATACTTAATAACTGTCGAGTATGTTGTTCAGCAATAATTGTATTGGCTTGAATGGCAGTTTCTCTCGCTTCTTGCTCGTCGGTGCCTAAGCTATGAAATTTACCGGTGAGGGGATGTTTATATTGCCAATAAATTTTGCCATTACGCTTATCTAGCTTTCGGTATAGATTAGGAATGATTATTTTATGGGTTCGTGGTCGGGCAGCCATCTGTAATTATCCTCTTAAGTCGTTCCGTTGATTTAGTAGGAATTTGGGGGAGAGACAGATAACCCACATAACGAGCTTCTCTATCAACCATCCACTTGCGGCCAACTTTCATTGCAGGTGGTGCAATAAGGTTATTCTTTGCGTATTTTTGTAATACCGTCATGCAAGGAGAGGCATCTCCAAATTCCAACCTTGCCCACGCTTCAAGAGTCACCATTCTTGACATATTTTCTCTCCATACTGCCGTATACTGTTTAAATAGACGTTAATAATGCTGGTGGTATTTATTTAAACTTTTTAGAACTGTTTATTTAGCTCCTTTTACTTAATTCATTAAATCTACGTAAAAATAAAACTTTGGCTTGTAGTGGGGTTAATGGATTAACAATAAAATCACTCGTAGGAATACCTTCAAGCATTAGCCAATTGCTACCCACATCAATTTCTAAATCTCGTTTTTCGGTTGCTAATATCATTAAGTCGGCTAAATGAACGGCGTCCGATATAACGGGTGGCAAGTTATATTTTTGACGAATAACAGCATCAATGCTTTTTTCTATCTCCTTATATTCAGGTAATAGCTTTTTAAGCGGTGATGGCAGATCTTTTACATAGGCTTCACTGGCATCATGAAGTAAGGCTTCTAAAGCATATTCAGGTGCAACTAAATAGCTGACATATACCGAGTGTTGAGCAACAGAATAGAAATTATCAATCTGCCCATTAAAGCGACATTCATTAGCTAAACCCGTCGCAATGTCTTGAATATCTATATCCTCGATCCGTACATCGAGGTAATAGAAGTGCTTATTCGTTGCAGTTGCAATATAAGACATTATTCTCTCCACATAATTTAAGTAATAAAGATCCCTCTCGAATTAATCGAGATTAAATTTCCCTGATGTTGGTTAATGGTAAATAAAGGCTTATTTTTTATGTTTCAATTATTGAACTTGATTATTGCTTACCTCAAGTTGTGGCTGTTTCTACTGTTTCCCAACAGACAGAAACTATTTCTCTTCACATGAAAATTTTTATTAAGGTGTTTTCACACACATAATTGAATTAGATATTAATCATAATGTAACTCATCCTACACCGCACACTTAAAATGTAGGATAACCAACATTGGTGTGTCAAGTGTTTTTGTAGGAAAACTTACATTGGTATGTGATGGTAATAAAAAATCCTCCGAAGAGGATCCTTTTATCAATGAGATAGGAAATTATGGTAAATGAGCTATTTTGGCATCTACAACAACACCCACAATTTTACAATTACCATTGATTGGTATTAAGCGGTATTGAGGGTTTAATGGTTTTAAGTAATGGTTGCCTGCATCTACAATGTATTGCTTAAATGTAACTTCATTTTCAGATTCTAATTTAGCGACAACTAGCTTGCCACTAACAACCTCTACTGCGGGATCTACTAATATAATCATCCCTTCAGGAATACTTAGTCCAGAAGGAGAGGTCATAGAATCTCCTTTTACTTCTAGCCAAAATGATTCTTCGGAACAATGCACAGTTGTCTCATACCATGTATCGATTGATTTTCTATGATATGGCTCTACGGCCTCAGACCAATTCCCAGCGCTTACCCAGCTAATTAAAGGGTATTCACCACTAGATCTATTAAATTTTAAAAACGAAACATTAGAAATAGGATCTTCTTTTCCATCAACAAGCCAAATAGGGCTTGTTTCAAGAGCACTCGCTAATGCTTGAAGATTAGCGCCATTGGGTTGATAGTCACCTTTTTCCCAACCAGTAACAGTTACACGATTGACTCCAGCTTTTTTAGCTAGAGCCTGTTGTGTCATTTTCAGCTCAAGGCGTCTTTGTTTAATTCGTTCGCTCATTTCTTTCATGTAGGAAAGCCTACCACATTCTAAATGTAAGAATCTTGACATTTAAATGTAAGATATCCTACATTATATGCGTGTGAATTATTCACTTACCAAAGGATTACAAATGAAGAAAAAAGATGTAATCACGTTTTTTGGTGGTACGTGTAAAACAGCAAAAGCCCTCGGTATTAAACATCCTTCGGTATGTGGTTGGGGATATATCATTCCTAAAGTAAGGGCGTATGAAATAGAAAAAATCACCAAGGGAAAACTTAAATATAACCCTGAACTTTATAGAAAAAATACCAAAACAGCATAAGGCAATTAACTACCAATAAAAGATAGAGCAGGTAGATATGAGCAAACATTCAATTAAAGAAGTTATTAAAGAAATGTGCAAAGCACTGCCGGGTGGACGTTCTGCTATGGCAGGGGCTTTAGGTATGTCACTCGAGACGTTTAATAACAAGTTATACGAAAAAAATGGCTGTCGTTTCTTTGATATTGATGAACAAGAAGCCATGGAAGACATTTCGGGCACTAAGTTGCTGGTGGAATATCATCTAGATCGTCATGGCATGAGTGCATTACCAAAAATAGAAGCGGAAAAGATAGATCAAGTAGAGCTATTTGATATGCGAATGACATTGGCTGCTATGCAAGGTTCACTCGCCGTTTTAATTCAAGAAAGCCTTGTTGATGGTGTTTTAACGGATGAAGAAATAGGGCGTATTTATCGAAAAGCAGGGAAAGTTTTTGCATATGCAATTGGATTCTTGGATTCGCTGAAAGTGTTATACGGTGAAAAACAGGAAGCGACTAAGAAAGGGTGAAGCCAAAGGTATACGGCCTTTGGCTTCGGTTGCCAATTTCAATGATGTGAAGAGAAATAAGCATGAGTAGATTAGCGCATTTAATACCTAAAAAGCAATTTCGCTGTTTACCCTTAACTAAAGAGGGAACATTTCGCTATGTAGAAAGCATACCGAGTGACAATCGATCACACAACTACCGAAAAAATATCGATTTGGTAGATAAGAGGACACTGAAAAAGTCATGGGCTGATTTCTATTTCTTGAGTGGAGGAAAATGCAATGCGAAATGAAGATCCTAATCGTCTTGATCGCTATTACAGAAACCCTCGAGGACTCCTTGTTCATGTCATTCGTTATGACCGAGAAAAACAGCGCGTTATTTTTATGATTGATGGTTGTGAATACGAACAATGCGAGCCAGTTCAAAGATTTAAAGAGAGATATACCCGAGTTAAGTGAGGCCTCTTATGAGTGTTAAATTATCTAGTTATGTTTGGGATGGTTGCGCCCATGCAGGTTTAAAACTCACATCAGTCGCTATCATGGCAAGATTAGCTGATTTTTCTAATGACGAAGGTATTTGTTGGCCTTCTGTTGTGACGATTGCTCGCCAAATTGGTGCGGGTGAAAGCACGGTGCGCACAGCAATAAAACAGTTGGAAAAAGAAGGGTGGTTAACCAGCGAAAAGCGTAGAAAAGGCAATCGCAACGCAAGCAATATCTATCAGCTGAATGTAGAGAAACTATACCAATCAGCAAAGAAAGCGCTTTTTCAACCAACAAAATCTGACGTGTCAAAACCTGATGCATCAGGAGTTGACCCATCAAAATTTGTTGCATCAAATTCTGTTCCCTCAAAATCGAGCAAAAATAGGGATTTTGACCCGCCAGCTCCTGAGGGCGATCCATCAGTAACTTCAAAATATGATCCATCAATAAATTATTCTTCGTCGCAGAATTCTGACGCATTCAGCGACCAGCTGAAAATGGATTTTTTAGCACGTTATCCAGAGGCGGTTATTTATAGCGCCAACTTTCAAAAATGGGGCTCTGCTGACGATTTGAAGTGCGCTAAATGGCTATTCAGTCGTAAATGCGAAGTGTTTCAAGAGATGGGATTAAAAACGCCTAAAGAGCCAAATTTCACTGATTGGGCTAATGATATTCGCTTAATGACAACGATTGATGGGCATACTCACAAAGAAATTTGCCAGTTCTATAAACGAATTACGCAAGATGATTTTTGGAAAAAGAATGTTCAGTGTCCTCGTACACTCAGGGCTCAATGGGATGATTTAACCTTACGTTTGGCGGGTAAGAAAAAAATCACAATCGACTCCGTAGAGCGTGATGAAACATTCCGGCTCATCTGGGGTACGGGTTGGAAACCTAAAAATAAAATCCAAGAATTAGCCGCTATTCAGGCTAAGAAAAATGGTCTAGGCCGAATGAATGAGGTTGCAGGTTTAGCTGCGTGGCGAGGTATTTGGCAACAAGTCGCGGAACAAGTTGCTCAGGACATTTTGCTATAAACGAGAGTGGAGAAAAATAACATGAATGGACTAATTGTTATTGATGGTGTTCAAATTCGTCGAGATACCGCAGGGCGTTATTGTTTAAATGATCTTCATCGAGTCTCAGGTGGTGAAAAACGGCATCAACCGTCGAATTGGAGTGTTTTGACTCAAACTAAAGAGTTGGTTGATGAAATTTCAACCGCTCCTGAGATCACAGGAGCGGTTCCCATTGTGACTATTGTTGGTGGGCTTAACCAAGGCACTTACGTTTGCAAAGAATTAGTGTATGCCTATGCAATGTGGATAAGCCCATCATTTCATTTAAAAGTGATCCGTACTTTTGATGCATTGATAACACAGCAACACGGCGAAAAGTTAGCCGATAAAGTTCAAGCAGGGGTTATATTGCTTGAATCGATGGCAAAGAGCCTGAATTTCTCAAACTCTTCGAAATTAGGGGCGTATCAAAAATTACAAGCCATGGCAGGCTTACCCGAATTAGCCCCTGTGTATGCGATTGATGCACCAAGCGGATCAATGGATGGTTCAAGTCGTCCAACAGTAGCTTTATCAACACTGATTAGAAAACATCAATTACCTATTTCAGCCCAGCAAGCTTATAAACGATTAGCCGATCTCGGTATTGTTGAGCGCTTATCACGCCCAAGTACGAAAACCGCAAACAAAGTGAAAGAGTTCTGGTCAGTGACTGCTCGAGGTTGTCAGTTTGGGAAGAACATGACCAGCCCTAATAATCCTCGTGAAACCCAACCCCATTTCTTTGAAAGTAAAACGGATGAATTGATCCGTATGGTGATGCTGAATAAACAGGTGAGTGCATGAAATTATTATTAACCCCCTATATTCAGCCCGATCTTGGCGTTGTTTTATTGAAGCCTGAAGCGGAGTTGCTTGAGCAACTTAAACAACATTCTCGCGTGATTATTAGTGATGTACCAAAAAGTTTAGATAAATGGCCTTCTGGTGCATTAACAGGGAATGAACAGCCATTATTGAATAACAAGGACATTATTAGCTTTTTGAATAATGAAAAAGTGATCCAAGCTATAGGCGGGTTGGCATCGATGAATATGTGGATAGGCAGGAATATCCATTGCTGCCAGATTAACAATAAGCATGACAGTTATCATCATCATGAATTAACAACCACATGGCATAAAGACGGTGTGATACGAACCTGTTGGTATCATGATAATCATATTCGTAATTCATCGGCGGGGTGGGTTGCTGAATTAGCGTATAAAAATCGTATTGCTTGGATGATAGACACTATTTGCAGTCGTTTGAGATTAGATGATAGCCATTCGCTGACGATACCTGATTTTTTTGCTTTTGCCGTGATGCATAAACTGGTTGATGAATTACCTGATGCCATATTGCGTCGTATTCTAAATTGGCCTGATAAACCTAAAGAGCGCAGGGTGCATGGCGGTTTTCCTGAAGCTGATATTGTTCCAAATGAAGTGACAGCACTATCAGCAATGAATGCGCGTTTAGATGCTATAAACCCCGTTATTAATGTGACTGTCGATCCTGAACCTCCAGCCTCATTTCTTCTTAAACCTAAAATGCGCCGTTGGGAGAATTCCCAGTGGCTTCAATGGGTAAAAACACAGCCTTGTTGTGTTTGCGGACAACAAGCTGATGATCCACATCATATCATCGGCCATGGTATGGGAGGCATGGGAACGAAAGCACATGACTTATTCACTATTCCATTATGTCGGCAACATCATGATGAGTTGCATCGTGATCCAAAATTGTGGGAAGCCAATTATGGTAACCAAATCGAATTGTTATTTTCTTTTTTAAACCGTTCATTAGGAATGGGGGCGTTGGTTTAACGTGTATACGGCACGGGGAGTATTAGTATGAGAGATATGCAGGAAGTTTTATCACGTTGGGGAGCGTGGTCAGCTAATGAGGGGAATAGTATCGATTACTCATCAATTGCCGCAGGTTTTAAAGGATTAATTCCAAGCTCAAGGCGAAGCCGAGAGCAATGTTCAGATGATGATGGCTTGAAAATAAATAAAGCGGTATTACATTTAAAGGTAAATAATAGTTACTTGTTTCAATTGGTTATTATGTACTATGTGAAGAATTATCCTTTGCGTTCAATGGCTTCAAAACTTGGTATTTCGCATAATGAAGTGGCTAAGCGATTGCAGACAGCGGAAGGATTTATTGAAGGGTGTTTATCGGTTAATAACGTAAAATTAGATATGGATAAAATAATTAGAAAACACCATATTTATAGTCTTGCGTAATTACAAAACACAATATATTGTGTTGATAATGGTTTTGATGTTACACCTCTTATCAATTAAAAACCTCGTGAGTATAACGGGGTTGTGTTTTTTAGGGGCATATTTAAGCTGATTTATCGTTAAAAAAATAAAGTTTGCTATCTGCATTTTTCTATGGCTTAATAGCGTCACTGGTTTGGAAGTACAGACCTATTTATGTTAGTAAGTTTAAAGTTGTTCCCGTTTAGCGTTATCCTCGATACCTCTTCATTGTGAATTCCTTCTAATTAATTCCCATAAGTAAAAATACAAAACAAACCGCATATGCCTTATGGCAAATTAAATAAATTAAAGGAAATTCTATGTCTAATACAATGACTGGTACAGTAAAATGGTTCGATGAAGGTAAAGGTTTTGGTTTTATTACTCCAGCTGATGGCAGCAAAGATGTATTCGTACATTTCTCTGCAATCCAAAGTGATAGCTTCAAAACATTAGCTGAAGGCCAACAAGTTTCATTCACCATGGAAAATGGTATGAAAGGCCCAGCAGCAGGCAACGTGGTGGCTCTCTAAAGGCGCTATTACTATTCGCCTCTATTTTAAATGCCCTTGTTGTCGCGGTTCACAATATAGAACATCACAATTTGATGTCACAGTGAACAATCCACACGGCGCAAAATGTATCTTTTGCAAAAGTGTGATGACAGCTCAAATGAGTTAAGCATTAAATAGTTGAATATACAAAACCTCGCTTCGGCGGGGTTTTTTGCTATCTACAATCTCATATTGGTTAAAGGTAAAAAATTTAGATTTTAGGGCTTGAAAAATACTTGCTCGTTCATATTTATATTTTGGGTAAATAAGATACCGCCCATAATTCACTAAATACTGAAGGAGGAGTTATATGCCTAACATTAAACCTTTTTCATTATTCCCAACATTATCTGATAACTTACTTTCAAACCGTTTTGATCAGATAGATCGCCTGTTTAGTCAGTTAACAGGCAGTAAGCCAATTGCATCACCAATTCAGACCTATAACCTGAAACAGATTGATGATAACCATTATGAACTGACAGTCAGTGTGCCTGGATATCAAGAAAATGACTTAACAGTTTCATTAAAAGGAAGTCGTTTATTGATTGAAGGGAAAAAAGAAGAAAAATCAGAAGAAGACAATGATAAATGGCTCCACCGAGGCATATCTCAAGGGCAATTTACATTGCAGTTTGACCTCGGTAAAAATGTTAAAATAGATAAAGCGGATTTATCAAGTGGGCTTCTGACTATTGCTATTGAGTATGAGTTGCCTGAAGAAGAAAAACGGCAAACAATAGCGATAGAAAATAAAGATAAAAAATAATTGAGTTAGATAACGTGAATAAGATTAAGGCTACGCATGATGTGTGGCCTTAATTGTTTTTGTGGGGGGGTTAAATTTCACTAATTCAAATTTTAGTTCACAAGGTTTGTAAGTCGAACACAATTAGAGTGGACAGTCTGGTTTGAGCGAAGAGCAGAAATTTCTCTCCGTGTCATAGTGCTCATGTGAAAGTCTGCTTTACCGCAAAACTGGAAATGTTTCCAGGATTCATTGGTCTTAATGAAGTGACTCTTTTCTCATAACCTATCTGATGCAATTTGAGGAACAGTGGCAGAATCATTTCAACCTCCAGTGTTAATCATCTGGTGAATAACTAAGAAGTCTCAGTAATAGCTGATGATAAAGCAAGTGAAGATAATCTAATTTACTGATATGTATTGTTTTTATATGGTTTTGTAATGGGATGCTAAGGCTTCTTAGTAAGATCGTAAATTAAAAGTGAATTAAGTGCTTAACTGACTTCTAATATCATTTATTTTCGGTAAACTCATTGGTATAAATTAATTTTTCCTTTCGGATGTTAATGAGAGGCCTACATAATAACTGTTAAACCTCCTTCGAGGGATGTGGTAGTGTAGTAGTGAGAGAAAAATGGATATAGAAAGCAAATTAGTTGATATCTTTCGCAGTCGTTCGGCAGGACCATTTCTTTTTTTGGGATCTGGATTCTCTAGAAGGTATTTGGGGCTAGAGGATTGGAAAGGGCTCCTCAGTAAATTCTGTGTAGCTGGTAAGCCATTCGAGTACTACTTATCATCGGCTAATGGTAGTTACCCAAAGGTTGCCGCATTACTTGCTAAAGATTTCAATGAATATTGGTGGTCTGCTACTGAGTATTCGCAAAGTGTAGAGCGATATAAGTCAAAAATTAAAGATGAAACCTCAGCACTACGAATCGAAATATGCAACTATCTTTCTACTCTAGATCAATCTAAAGCGAAAGAATCAGACTATGCTGACGAAGTAAAACTACTAGCCAATTTGAACGTTGATGGTGTAATTACAACAAACTGGGATATGTTTATTGAACAGCTTTTCCCTGAATACAAAACCTATATAGGGCAAGAAGAGCTACTATTTTCTAATCCGCAAGAAATCGGTGAAATATACAAAATTCATGGTTGCTCAACGAGTTCAAATTCTTTGATTTTGACTGATTCCGATTATGAATCTTTCAATCAGAAAAATACCTATTTGGCTGCTAAGTTAATTACATTATTTGTTGAGCATCCAGTGGTATTTATTGGTTACTCGATTTCAGATGAGAATATAAGTAGTTTGCTTAAGGCAATATCTGGCTGCATTGGTCGAGATAATATAGAGCAGCTCAGAAAGAATCTAATATTTATTCAGAGGCTTGCTGACGGTGAAGACCCGAACGTATCCGATACCTATTTGACGATTGATGGAATTCAAATTCCGCTTGTATTAGTCAAAACAAATGATTTTCTTCCCGTTTATAAAGCGATTCATTCTACAAAACGAAAAATACCAGCGAGAGTTCTTAGGTACTGTAAGGAGCAATTATACGAATTGGTGCAGTCTTCTGAGCCAGAGAAAAAAATATGCGTGGTTGATATTGATGAAATAGAAACAAAAGATGATGTTGAATTTCTAGTTGGTGTCGGGGTTGCTCAGCAAGAGTTTGTAGGGCCATCTCCTATTGGCTACGAGAGTGTTAGCACTAATGATCTTTTTGAAGATTTGCTACACAATGAAAAAGGATACGATTGCGAGCAGGTTTTAAAGCATGTGGCGCCCCGGGCTTGCAAGTCAACACCTAATGTTCCAGTATTTATGTATTTGCATAAGTTTGGCATTATCAATGAACAGGGTTACAGAGATTCAGGATTTAAGTTAGATAAGGTTGTTTTCAGAGATCTGAAAAAATTAAGAATGAATTCATATGCTAAACCGTTTTTTCGTAATTATCGGCATATGGATATGAGACAGATTCTCGAAGCTTGCACACCTGAGAATGCTGCTGCATACATTCCATTTCTTAGTATTGATAAAATTGATGTTGAGTTATTGCACCAATTTTTGATTGATAATGAAGAAAAATTCGAATATGACGTTTCGAGCTATGCAAGTAGTTTTAGAAAATTAGCTACACTTTACGATAGGTTAAGATGGGGATGGTGATGTTTAATAAACCACTGCACTCGGAAACTTTACTCACTACGCTCCCAAAATTCCGATGAGGGGGCGTTATGCAAGCTGAGATGAGCATGTATTCTACCTCGCAATATTCAGGAAAGCCGACACTATACTTAGATCACAACATACTCGATCTCTTCGTTAAAAATGGCGTGGGTAGTTTTGGGCGAGAGCTTATGGACAAGTTCCAGATTGTTTATTCTGATGAAACTCTCAAAGAGATAAGACGATCTTCTGGCTATGAACACGACTTTCTTAATGTTCTAAAAGACCTTGATTCCTATCATTTAAAAATCATTTTTGAGCAGCCTGGCTTCATTGTAACTGACAAAGCGACCATCACTAGCAGGGATGTATTTGAAGCATTCGAAGAACACTGTAGCAATGATAATGAATATGGAAGTATTGAAAATTCAATGCACCAGTGGTTGTTCAAGTTCTCTGGCGGAAGGCCTGGTGATAGCATTTCTGATATTCATGAGGAACAGTTGGTTGCTTTTGCACAGCTTATGGGGGGGATGCTCGAAAACGCTGATGAACTTCCTGTCGAAATGAGGGCGCTGATTAAAGAGTATTCCGAGCTATCCGAGCTAATGATAGAACAATATAAATCTACGCTTCATAAGCTTGAAAATACGATGTCAAAGGACATTCCTGATACGAAGGAGTGGAATGGAATAAAGTCCTACAGAGAGTCAGTGGATATAGGCCCAATGAAATTAAATAACATAGAGCCACCGAATGTAATCGAAAAAATATGGGGTGTTTTCAAATTTAAGCTTCCCAAAAACGACCACATCAACAGCTTAGAAGACTTTTTCCAGATCCGCATAAACCCTATCTTCCCTAACAGACCCTACCATCTACACCAGAAAGTAACCAGTATGTATAACATGCTTAACACTCTTGGCTACTTCCCCGACTCCAAGTTACATAAGGAAAGACGATTTATTGCCGCTATGAGTGATAATTGTCACGCATCAATGGCCTCATTTTGCAATTTGTTATTGTCAAGAGATGAGAACTTTGTAAAAAAGGTACGGGCGGTTTATGAGTATCTTGGAGTACAAACAGAAGTAAGGTTGGTTACGGTAAGCAATGTATAACAAAGCGCTACTACTGGACAAATTTTCCGCAAAGCGCGACGTTCTGCTAAGATCTAAAAGCAGACTTTGATGCCTGTGCATTGAAATGTCTGCAATTGGCACTGTGCGGACTGTATGATTAGATTCAGCCTTAAATCATAGTAATATTAGATCGAATCTGATCATATACATCTAAATTGTAGGTATGAAAGAATTACCCAACACAAAATAAAAAAATGCCGATACGCTAGGAGTCATATCGGCATATAAAATAAACGCAAGAAGTAATGTAAGTCATGTCGTACTAATTCGTATCAGACCTGTCAAATTTGATACATGTGTAATGATAATTATTCTCATTAATATATTCAACCCTAAATTAAATAAGGTTACTTTGTAGCCTTTTCGTTTACGCCGACCACAGAATCAACACCCACTTATACCTTTCACACAAGAGCTGTGAGTAGGCACCTTATCAACTAAAATAAATCGGTAAATGTTATGTCAAAAGAGATAAGCGAATTACAGTTTAGTCTTCACTATGCTTCAGAAACAGACAGTGAAATGAATACCTCTATCATTTTAACGGCGAATATCTATACGGCTGATGGCGAAACTCAACAACTCACACAACTAATTTGCACGACATCTCCCGCAGGTAAAAAGCAATATCGAATCGGTACACAAAAAATTAATGATGCAGGCGATCCATTGCTGGTGGCAATTGAATCTTATTGGCGTAAAAACACACAAGAGAGTTGTGTTTATTTGTTAGAGAAAGCGAAGCAATTTATTCAGGGACACTTACAACAAACGAATACATGGATATCTATGTATGGTCTTGTGATTGTTTCTAATGCGTCACTTGAAGAGTCGTTGCCTGAAGGTTTATTAAAGGCACTTAAAGTATCAATACCCGCCTAATTTTTATCGTTTCATTTTTAACTCTCTCACACTAATCATTAACGGACACTCCTCTGGGGGTGACTATGCGTATGGAAAAATTAACTAATGTTACTTACGGAACCGCAGGCTTAACGGCATTTTTTGCCAGCCTCTCGTTATATGAATGGGGATTTGTTATTGGGATGGCGTTTAGCATGGTTCTTGGTTTAGCTACTTATTTTATGACTCGTCGAGAGCAACGAAAACGCACTCAATTATTTGAAGAGCTTGTTCGTCATGTTGACCCACAAAACCCAACTGAAACCCTAAAAAGACTTGCTGAATTAATGGTGAAAGCACCAAAGGATATTTAATGTCTCTCAAACAGAAAATAGCTGCGCTAACAACTGCGGGAACAACAGCAATCGCATTAGTAGTGATAGCCCATTTTGAAGGTGTGCGTTATGAACCTTATCGTGATGTGGCAGGTGTTTTGACAGTTTGTTATGGGCATACAGGCAAAGACATTATTCAAGGTAAGAGATACACACAACAAGAATGTGATGCGTTATTACAAAACGATTTTATTAAGACACAACAGCAAGTCGATGCATTAATCAACGTACCACTCGATGACTGCACTAAAGCCGCTTTATATTCCTTTGCTTTTAATGTGGGTACAACCGCATTTGCTCACTCAACATTACTTAAGAAACTAAATGCGGGTGATAGAGCGGGAGCCTGTGAAGAAATGAAACGTTGGGTATATGCAGGTGGAAAGGTTTGGCGAGGGCTTGTCAGTCGTCGAGAAGCGGAGTCAGCACTATGTCATGGAAACCTTTAATCATCATTATCAGCTTTATCCTCATATTACTCATTACAGTCGCTGGTGGCATTTATCTCTTGATTGATAACTCATGTACTAAAGACCACATTAGTTTAGAAAAGCGCTGTCAGATAGCTCTCTCACATCATCGGTACTAATCATGAAATACGGGAAACTCTATGCCGTCATTGCGATGGTAGGCATCATTGTGGGTAGTTATTGGGTGATTAACTGGCAAGCTAACAGAATTAATCTATTAGTAGAAACAAACAAAGAACTAACGATTGCTCTCGAAGAACAGAGGTCTATTAATACTGATTATCAAGCACGCATAATGCGATTAAATCAGTTGGATATTCAATATACGCAGGAGCTAGCGAATGCTAAGAATGAAATTAGTCGCTTGCGTGATATTAGTGAGCATCATCCTGAGCGGGTGTACATCAAAGCCGAGTGCCCAAAAAGCAAAACCACTCCCGCCACCAGCTTGGCTTATGCAACCACCGCCCGACCTACTGACACCGCTCTCCGAAATTATTGGTTACTCAGAGAACGAATTGCAGAGTCAGAGCAAATGATTAAAGGGTTGCAGAATTACATTAGAGTGGAGTGTGTGAACTAAAAAAAAGCCCTACGTAGAGTACGAGGGCAAAACTGAAATTTGTCGAAAAAATATCAATCTTAATAAAGATAGCACTTATAAGTGAATATACCTATAGTGCGGCAAAAATATTATTTTAATAAGTGGTTACAATATACTTAACATTAATTTGCTAAATAGTTTTAATAAGTCAGATGGAATGATTCTTATTTGTGTTTTTGTTTTCTTTTAAAAAAGATATTTTTTGTGATAAAAATAAGAATAATAATATTAAATGGTAACTATAAGGTTATTTAATTATAAGGGTATTTATGTTCAATCATGGCATGAAAAAATTTTTTTTTAGAATTTGATGCCATTAAACCTTGGTAAATACTGAATGGTACTTCCTTATATCGATATTGTTCTCCATGTTTACAGTCGATTTCTAGCATTTTAGTTTGATAATCGTAAGCAACAGAAATAATTTTAGATGATGCAATGTAAATTTTGTCCATTAGACTAATCACTATTAATAAAAATAAAATGGGATAAAATAAAAGAGTAAATAAATTTTTACTTTAGTAACTTTTAATATTAGTAAAAATATTCAACTTATTTTTATATAAAGAAGAAATATGAGTTAAATTTATTATTTGTGTGAAGCTTCTCACATTAGAGATGAAAAATAAGTTCCAGCATCACGCATGGACAAAATTAAATAAAGAACTTCTCAAGAGGAATATAGTGATATTAATTCAGTATCGCTTTGTTAAGCAAATAAGCGAATTGAATACTTTCAATTGTTTTTTTAATTAACTATTGAATACAAATAAAATAACCCTGCGAGTTTGAGTTTACCGTGGGGCTAAATTTAAGCGAAAAATAAATACCTATAAATCATACCGCTACTCTTATTTCAATGCCAATAGAAATAGAAAGCGTCGCGTTGTCGCCGTCTCCTATGTTAGCCATGACCTATTTTATTTCTCGATAGAGAGCGCATAGTGAGAGTCAAAAACAACGAATACCACCGTTTTGTTATTTTTCGGTCATTATCAGCAACGTCAGCTGTAGGTAGAAGAAGGGGCGTGACGATGGAGAGACATCAATATATTTAATTCTACAAACGTCATTTATTTAGTGACGTATATGGATAGCCATCAGTTAACCGCTGGTGGCTTTTTTTATACGCATTTCATCGCTCATTCACAGAGCAATTCAAAAACGTCGAATCCAATCACTTTGATATGAGCCTTCGAGAAAGTCAGTTATAGCTGGCGAGCTTCGACGGGCTGATTTTCTATGTGAACGAGGGTTCATTTCAAATGAAGGTAATACGTTATGCAATATCCAAGAGTAAGTATTAATGGTGTGTCTGTCCGTGTTGATAGTGAAGGTAGATATAATTTAAATGATCTTCATGCGGCCGCTGTTGCGGATGGTAAAGCAACGGAATCACAAAGGCCTGGTGCATTTTTGAAAAGTCGTCAAGTAAGGCGATTTGTTCACGCTTTAAGCGATGCAACAAAAAGTGCATCGGTTAAAGTGATTAAAGGTGGACTCAACCAGGGAACTTGGGCTTTAGAGTTAGTCGTTATTAGATATGCAGCTTGGTTAAAGCCAGAATTTGAAATCCTTGTCTACAACACGTTTAAAGAGGCTACGAGGAAGGGATTAGATGTCATGTCTAAGTTGAACAAGCTAGATCATGTCATTAATACCGAAACTAAAAATATAAGTAACTGTGCAAGAACGATGGCTAACTGGGGAGTTGGTGGTAGAAAGCAGTTACTACTAACAGCGAGGGAACGAATTCTTAAAGAAGCTCAAATCTATATTCCTGGTATTGAATAGCGTTCCTTAAAATTGAGGATATTGATTTAATTAATATCTAACGATGAATAGGCCCTAATGGCTTTTTTATTGGAGTTTATTATGTCAAACAAACAGATTAATTATGAGGCAATAGGTCATTGTGTTTACTTGCAAAAAGAAATATCGCAGCTAATTGAAGAGAGAAGCAACCTATATAAAGAATTCATAGCGATTTGTCATTCAGGGCAATTTCCTTATACAGATCCAAGAAACACAAAAATCATCGATTTAAATAGTATTGATAAGCCAGCTAAATTGCTAAAAAAAATACATAAAATAAATCAAACTATCATCACACTAGCAACCACTCATAATCAATGGGCGGATAAGGCTGATTATGAACATTATGTTATTAGTAGCGATAATTCTTTAGGTTTTAGTACGTCTAGTGACGTTATATTCAAAGGAATTATTACCTGCAATAAGCAATCATCAATAGAAGCTGATGTTGTCAGAAACAAAACATGAAAAAACGCAATGTCTATGGTGGTCGCTGGGCAAAGGTACGATTAGCGTTTCTTAATGAACATCCGCTCTGTGTCATGTGCCAAGAGCAAGGGCGCATTACTGCGGCCACAGTAGTTGACCACATTATTCCGCATCGTCTTAAAGAAGCGCTTGAATCAGGTGATAAAGAACGTATCGCAAAAGCCCAAGCTTTATTCTGGGATAAAAATAACTTTCAAAGCTTATGCGAACTGCATCATAACTCGACCAAACAACGTATCGAAAAGAGTGGCAAAGTCATTGGCTGTAATGCGGATGGTATTCCACTCGATCCCAATTCTCATTGGCATCAATAACACAATGAATACAGGGTGGGGGCGGGGTAAAAGTTCAGACACTTTCGCCCTGATTACCTAGCGCCCTCATTTGTGTGCACAACCGCGAAATGAAAAGTTTTTTTCTGGGAGGTTCCGATGGCAGGAAGACGCCCGAAACCGACCCACTTGAAGGTGGTCACCGGTAATCCGGGAAAACGAAAACTCAACGATAAAGAACCCCAACCCAAACGTGAAATTCCAAGCCCACCCGAACATTTAACGGATTGGGGGAAAATGGCGTGGGCAAAATTAACCTTATTACTCGATGGAATGGGCGTTTTAACCGTGGCTGACACGCTGGCATTAGAACGGCTGTGTGATATCTACGCTGATATTCTTCAATTGCGAGACACCATTGCCATTGAAGGTCGGACATACACCACAAAAACGCAATTAGGGGATTTTTTAATTAAAGCGAATCCTGCCGTTGCCATGTTGGCTGATGCAGATCGCCGTTTTAAAAGTTATTTAGTCGAGTTTGGTTTAACCCCCGCCGCTCGTTCGAAGGTGAAGATGGATGGTGGAGAAGAAGAGAAAGATCCGCTCAATCAATATTTCGGTTGATCCCGCAACGCAATACGCGCAAGACGTGCATCAAGGCAAAATCTTAGCGGGGCCTGATATTCGTCATGCATGTGCACGTCATCTCAAAGACTTAAATGAAGCCGAGCAACGAGGATTAGTCTGGGATGTTGAGGCTGTCAAAAGGGTGATCGACTTTTTCGCGAAAGTCTTAAAGCTCAATGGCGGGGAGCATGAAGGGAAACCGTTTATTTTATTGTCTTGGCAATGCTTTGTGATTGGCTCTATTTTTGGCTGGAAAATGACAGACGGCACACGCCGATTTCGCATGGTGTACGTTGAATCAGGTAAAGGTTCAGGAAAATCCCCGATGGCAGGTGGCGTTGGGTTGTATTGTTTAGTCGCCGACAGTGAACCGCGTGCCGAAGTGTATGCGGCAGCCACGAAAAAAGACCAAGCCATGATTTTGTTTCGTGATGCGGTGGCGATGGTTGATCAATCTCCCGCATTAAGTCAGCGGATCACCAAATCAGGCGGAACAGGCAAAGAGTGGAACTTGGCTTATTTGAAAACGAGTTCATTCTTTCGCCCGATTAGCTCAGATGATGGGCAATCAGGGCCTCGTCCCCATTGTGCGCTGATAGATGAAATTCATGAGCATAAAAATAATACCGCCGTTGAGATGATGCGAGCGGGCACAAAAGGTCGGCGACAAGCCTTGATATTTATGATCACCAATAGTGGGCATGATAAAACCAGTGTGTGTTATGACTATCATGAATACGGACGAAAAGTTGCCGAAGGCACTATCGAAGACGACAGCTTCTTTTCCTATATTTGCTCACTGGATGAGGGCGATGATCCCTTTAAGGATGAGTCTTGCTGGGGGAAAGCCAATCCGTCATTGGGCTACACCTTTTCTGATCGCTACTTACGTGAACAAGTGACACAAGCTCGAGGTATGCCCGCAAAAGAAAGCATTGTGCGTCGGCTTAATTTTTGCCAGTGGGTGGATGCCGATAATCCGTGGATTAACAGTGAAACATGGATGCAGTGTGAAAACACGTTCACCTTCGATGATCTTCAAGGTGAAGAGTGTTATGGCGGATTGGACTTATCAGGAACCAAAGATTTAACCGCATTAGCCCTGTATTTTCCTCGCCTCAAACGTCTTTATGTTGAATTTTGGACACCCAAAGACACTTTATTGGATAGAGCGAAAACCGACCGAGTGCCCTACGACTTATGGGTAAGGCAAGGTTTTATGCATACCACTCCAGGGAATGCGGTGAGGTATGAATTTGTGGCAGAACGCATTGCTGAAATGGCGATGCACGTCAGCATGAGAGCCATTGCCTTTGACCCTTATCGCATTAAATACCTTGAACCCAAACTCGATGAAGCGGGTGTGACGGTTCCTTTAACTCCGCATGGACAAGGATATTACAAAGCCAAAGATTCAGGGCTATGGATGCCACACTCTATCGAACTGTTTGAACAGCTAATTGATGACAAGAAGATTGAGATCCACACCAATCCTTGTTTGAGATGGAATGCCGCATCTGCTGTGCTTGAGGCTGACCAAAAAGATAACCGCGTCTTTGCCAAGAAAAAAAGCACTGGTCGAATTGATGGTGTGGTGGCATCAGCAATGGCGATTGGGGCTGCGGAAGGTGAGGTTGATGATGGCAACCTTGATGATTTTTTCTCTAACCCATTGAGTATGTGATGACAGATAAACAATATTCAATCGATTTGCGCACTAATCATGGTTGGTTTGCGCGTCTGGCTTCCTTCTTTGTTGGGGGAAGACTTGTGACACCTGAACAAGGTTCACAATCAGGCGCTATCTCAGCGCAAGGCTCGCTTGGTGATTCTTCTGTAAATGATGAGCGAATACTCCAAATATCCACGGTTTGGCGTTGTGTTAGCTTAATTTCGACGTTAACGGCTTGTTTGCCACTGGATGTGTTCGAAACGGATAAACAGGGAAATAGAACCAAAGTTGATTTAAGTAACCCATTGGCTCGATTACTGCGATATTCGCCCAATCAATATATGACCGCTCAAGAATTCCGAGAGGCAATGACTATGCAGCTTTGCTTTTATGGTAATGCTTTCGCGTTGATTGAGCGAAATAAAGTGGGTGATGTGATTAGCTTGCTTCCTCTGTTGTCTGCCAATATGGATGTACGCATGGAGGGGAAGAATATTATCTATAAATATCAGCGTGATCATGAGTTTGCGAAATTTAAACAACATGAAATTTTTCATTTAAAAGGGTTTGGTTTTAATGGATTAGTCGGATTGTCGCCTATTGCTTATGCGTGTAAGACAGCAAGCACGGCCGTTGCGATGGAAGATCAACAACGTGAGTTTTACGCTAATGGGGCTAAGTCTCCTAAAATTCTGACAACGGGCGATAAGGTATTGAATAAAGAGCAACGTAGCCAACTTGAAGAGAATTTCAAAGAAATTGCGGGTGGTCCCGTTAAAAAACGATTGTGGATCTTAGAAGGGGGATTTCAAGCACAAGATATTGGTGTTAGTCCTCAAGATGCAGAAACAATGTCTTCCCGCAAATTTCAAGTCAGTGAATTAGCCCGTTTCTTTGGTGTTCCCCCGCATTTAGTCGGCGATGTTGAAAAATCAACAAGTTGGGGAACAGGTATTGAGCAACAAAACTTAGGTTTTCTTCAATATACCTTACAACCCTATATCTCCCGATGGGAAAACTGCATTGCGCGTTGGCTTCTAAAACCCCCCGAAGTGGGAAAATACCATGCTGAACATAACCTTGATGGATTATTGCGAGGCGATTCTACTTCACGCGCCGCGTTTATGAAAGCGATGGGAGAATCGGGGCTAAGAACTATTAATGAAATGCGACGGCTTGATAATTATCCTCCTCTTGAAGGTGGAGATGTCGCTTACCGGCAAGCACAATATTTACCGATTAACCAACTCAATAAAGAGCCTCACGAAAGTGGGGCTTAATTATTTATGGGGGTTCAATGCCTGATATTAGAAAAACACTGAATTTTGATGAAGCGGAAATCAAATTTACGGGTGATGGCACACAAGGCGTTTTCGAAGGTTATGCCTCTGTATTTAGTCATCAAGATCTCGATGGTGACATTATTTTACCCGGTGCGTTTAAGCATGTTTTAGATAAGCAAAAACAAAAAGTCGCTATGTTTTATAACCATCGAGTCTGGGAGCTTCCTGTGGGGAAATGGGAGTACATGGAGGAAGATCAAAAAGGATTACGAGTGAGAGGACAACTGACACCCGGTCATAGTGCAGCTCAAGATCTAAAAGCGGCAATGAAGCATGGCACGGTTGACGGGCTTTCTATCGGATTCGGGTGTCTGCGTAATGATTTTGAGCGAACACCTTCAGGCCGTATTTTTAAAAATATCTCCCTGTTACGTGAAATTAGTATTTGTACATTTCCCGCTAATGACCAAGCACAGGTTTCATCACTCAAGAGCATCGATGGGTTATTAACGATCCGAGATATTGAGGATTGGCTGAGAGAGTCAGCCGGTTTATCAAAATCAGAAGCAGTCGGTTTTATTTCCCGCTTCAAATCCGCTATTCGGAGTGAGTCCGATGACACTCAACAATCCCTAGTCGCATCTATTGTTAACCAAATTAATGCATTTAATCTGAAAGGATAGAATATGTCTGACTTAGCTATTATCCAAGAAGCCATCGAAGGATCACAAAAAAAGGTGCAAGAGCTTTTCGATGCACAGAAGAAAGAAATTGAAGCTACTGGCGTAGTTTCAAAGCAATTACAAACAGATTTAGCCTTAGTTCAAGAGGAATTAAAAAAAGCTGGTGAACGTCTGTTTGATTTAGAGCAGAAAGGGGCAACGAGTGCTGATGATCCTAATACGAAAAAAGATTTTTCTGAGCGAGCAGCAGAAGCGCTGACAAAATCATGGAATGGGAGTCAGGCTTCTTATGAAGTGAAAACCTTTAATAAATCATTAGGCAGTGATGCGAGTTCAGCCGGAGTTCTCATTCAGCCGATGCAAGTACCGGGTATTATTATGCCGGGGATGCGTCGTTTAGTTATCCGCGATTTATTAGCACAAGGTCGTATTTCCAGTAACTCACTGGAATATGTACGCGAAAAATTGTTTACCAATAGCGCGGCACCCGTGAAAGAAAAGGCACAAAAACCAGAATCTAATCTGACGTTTGAAAAACAAACGGCAAATGTGATCACTATTGCTCATTGGATCCAAGCGTCTCGCCAAGTGATGGATGATGCTGTGCAGTTACAGTCTTACGTTAATAACCGCTTATTGTATGGTTTAGCGTTAGTGGAAGAGGAGCAATTACTCAATGGTGACGGTACAGCGGATAATTTGACGGGAATTAATCATGTTGCCACTGCATATGATACCACGTTGAATGCTACGGGCGACACGCATGCTGACCTGATTGCTCATGCCATTTATCAGGTAACAGAATCTGAATTTAGTGCCTCTGGTATTATTTTAAATCCTCGTGATTGGCATGCCATTGCGTTAATGAAAGATAAAGAAGGGCGTTATATTTTTGGTGGCCCACAAGCCTTTACTTCAAATGTAATGTGGGGATTACCTGTTGTTCCAACAAAAGCACAAAAACAAGGTGAGTTTACTGTTGGTGCATTTGATTTGGCGTCTCAAGTATGGGATCGAATGAATGCAGTTATCGAAGTGAGTCGAGAAGATCGTGATAACTTTGTGAAAAATATGCTGACCATTTTGTGTGAAGAGCGTTTAGCATTAGCCCATTATCGCCCTCAAGCCTTAATTAAAGGGACATTCCCAACGTCTGGAAGAAGTGCTTAAGTAATAGGTCGGGGTAGGTAACTATCCCGTATTACATCATGAATATCTTAGATGTCATTCCTCTTTCTTTATTAAAACAGCATCTCGAATACAGCGGTGATGATCGTGATGAGCAGATTCTATTTTATGCTCAAAGCGCATTAAATTATTGTTTGAGATGGTGTGATGAACCAGCATGGAAATCACCTGATGATATCCCTTATGAAGTGAAATCGGCCATGCTTTTGGTGCTGGGGGATATGTTTGAACATCGAACCAGCCAAAGTGAAATTCTGTTATATGAAAATAAAGCAGTAGAACGATTGTTACTGCTTTGTCGAAATTGGCGAGGTAGTTAATGGATCCGGGACGATTACGCCACACTATTCATATTCAAAAACCAGAATTAGCGCCTGATGCCATCAGTGGCAATGATGTGATTTGGACGGATCATGCGACAAAAGTACGTGCAGCGATCATGCCTTATCAAGGGCGAGAATATTTTCAAGCTCAGCAAGTACAAAGTGAGGCCACAACGCGAATTCTTATTCGCTATATTGCTGATATTGATACCTCGATGCGTATTGTATGGGGTAAGCGAATATTTAATATTATTTCGATTATTGACCCTGATGAGCGTCATCGTGAGCTTCAATTAATGTGCAAAGAGGGCGTGAATGATGGGTGAGATTAAAATCAGTGGATTGTCTGAACTCGCTCAACGAATGCAAGACATCGCCCGCAAAACCAGAAATCAAAGCGCACGTAAGGCGATGAATGCAGGGGCTTCGGCGTTAAAAGAAGAAATCAAACATCGAGTGCCTATTCTTAAGGAAATGGTACCGCATCGACGCAAAGGCACCATCAAGCGCAATATTCGTTCTAAAACGAAAGTGCAGCGTAATGGCCAAGTCAAAACGCGCATTTGGGTGAAATCATTATCAGGTAAAAAGGTGTCTGCCTTTAAACAAGTAACGGGAAAAAGTGCAACATTGAACCCGAATGATCCGTTTTATTGGTGGTTTGTCGAATTTGGTACCGCCAAGATGCCCGCACAACCGTTTATGCGCCCCAGCTTTGAAGTGAAAAAGGAAGCGACGGCTAAAGTGATAGTTCAAACACTCAAAGAGGATATTGAAAAAGCAAGGTAGAGATCATGATACAACAATTAAAAGAGACCCTTTCACCGCTTGTCGATGGAAGGGTTTTTTTTCAGGTATTACCCGAAGGCAAAGGGCATTATCCCGCCATAGTGATCCAGTTTGCCAGCATCACGCCTAACAGTGCGCTGGAGGATACGGATTTAGATAACTATCGCGTGCAACTTGATGTGTATGCGCTCCAGCCACAGCCCCTTATGGTCTTGCGTAAAAAAATCGAGGCTCAGATTGTTGCGACAATCCCATTTGCACAACGGGTGAATGCGGTCTTTGGGTATGAAGCGGATGTCAAATTGCATCGGCTTGTTCTTGAATTAATGATTTCATCAGATAAATAAGGAATGGATATGGCAAAGTCAAAAAACCATAAAGCGACGCCTTTCCTCGGCACGAAGATCTTTGTGCAAACCGGCTTAGGAGAGGCGATGACCGTGACGGAAGCCACGTTATCACCGGCAACTATTACCATCGCCAATAATAAGCTGAAAGCCGATGACATGATTATGTTATCGGGACTCGGGGAGTTAGATGGACGTTTTCCTGTTGCACAGGTTGATGGCAACAAAGTGACCCTGTGCGACGAAGTGGATTGGAGTGATAAAACGCTACCCACGGATTTTGCAAACGCCAAAGCACAACGCATTCAATGGTCTAATAATTTCTGTGCAGTAAAAAGCTTCAGTAAAGACGGTTCAACGACCGAACAAATTGATGTCACCACCATTTGCAGTGATGGCAAGGAATATGAATCCGGCGATACAGAATACGGCTCAATTAAATTGACCTTTTTCTTACGGTATAGCTCCAGTGAGGTGCAGCGACTCTTGCGTAAATATGAAAACAGCAAAGAAAAATTTGCGGTGAAAATGGTCTTAACACGAGATGAAGGCTCCATGTTTTATTACGGCTCCGTCGAAACGGGCATGAACATTGATGGCAGTGTGGGGCAAATGATGGATTCGGGGATCTCGATTAAATTGTCTGGCCGTGATTATTTGAATGCGAAGAAATAACCCCTAATTCACCTCTTTCATTATTTCTCATCTCCCTTCTCGATAAAAAATCTTAGGAGTGATTATGTCTAACGCTTTATTGCGTGAATTAGTGTTAAACCAAGCACTGAAAGTGACGCCTTTTACCTATTTAGACAACACCTTTTATGTCAAAGAGTTGGATGTTGGCACCATGAATTACATTCAGCGCAAACTTCGTCAAATTAAAATCAAGCTCGCCGAAGCGCAGGACATTTATTTAGACGAAGACGATCCCGAACAATTTAATGAGGCGATAAATCGTGTCTACGATGAATATGATGTCGCCAGAATGTTGGCCTTTAAGTTGTGTGATGAAAAAGGGGAACTGCTTTTTGATGCTGAAAATGAAGAAGACTTAAAAGGTCTTAATCGTTTAGGGCAAGGGTTCTCTAATGCGGTGTTTACAGCAGAAGCGGGGAATAGCGAAAAAAACTTGGAGAACGGCGACAATTCCAACTGATATTGTCGTTGGCACTGGGAAAAACGCTCGCGGAAATCGAGCAAATGCCTGAAAGCCACTTGTGTGAATATGAGGCTTTTTATCGCAAACAACCCTTTGGTTTATGGCGAGAGGATTATCGGATGGCACAAGTGGCGCATCTTCTCGCGATGATAAATCGTGATCCGAAAATGTCTCCGCCTGAATTGATGGATTTTATGCCGATGTGGAAGAAGAAAATCACGGAAGAAGAGGTGTGGGATAATGTCACTGAGAGTGTATTAGCTAATCGATAGCCCCACATCAGTGGGGCTTAATCGTTAACCACCGCGAGACATTTTCTCAATTTTTTTATCCGTATTGTATTGAGAAAGGGCATAAACCGACCAGATAGCCGCAGGGATCCAGCCAATTAAGGTGATTTGTAGGATAAGGCAGAAGATGCCAGCAAATGGGCGACCAATCGTGAAAAATTGTAACCAAGGTAGTAATAACGCCAGAATAAGTCTCATAAAACCCCCTCTATTATTCGAAATTTCAGTTTGTCAATAATTAAATCAATAGCAAATAACAAGGAATATTGCATTTATTCAGGGTGAAAGTTTGCTTTTGTAGTGTTCATACCAAGGATTGAATTTATGGCGGGAGCATTAGGTAAATTAAATATTGATTTGACGCTGAATACGGCAAATTTCACAAATGCGATCAACCGTAGCCAGCGCCAAACAGAACAATTTGGGCAAAGTATTCGCGTCAGTCTTCAAGCTATCACCGTACAACAAGAGCGAATGGTATCGCAAACCGCAAAATCCTCGGCGCTTTTTGCCCGTTTTGCGAGTGTCACCGCAAGTGCATTATCCATTCATCAAGTCATTAATTATGCCGATAGTTGGACGGAATTACAGAACCGCTTAAAACTGGTGACGGAAAGCTCCGTTGAGTTAAATAAAGCCACACAAGCCGTCTATGATATTGCCCAAAAAACCTATCAATCATTGGATGCCACAGCACAGGTTTATCAACGTTTTGCAGATAATGCAGATCGCTTAGGCTTAAGTCAGCAAAAAGTGGCTGAACTCACGGAAACCGTCTCAAAAGCCGTGGCGATTTCGGGGGCGAGTGCAACCGCAGCCCAAGCGGCATTAACCCAATTTGGTCAAGCATTAGCCTCGGGTCAGTTACGTGGCGAAGAGCTAAATTCAGTGATGGAGCAAACCCCTGCGTTAGCGAAAGCCATCGCTGACGGAATGGGTGTTAGTGTGGGCGAATTAAGGAAGAAAGCCCAAGATGGTGAAATGACGATTGAGAAAGTCATTCAAGCCTTAGAGCGTGCTGCCGACAGTGTGGATAAAAAATTCGCCACCAGTGTGACAACGGTTAGCCAAGGTTTCACTAATCTTCAATCGGCGATGACCAAATTTATTGGTGAAGCGAATCAAGGTACAGGTGCGACTCAGCTTTTTACCACAGGGATGACCACTCTTGCCGATAATCTATCGTTAGTCGCTAAAGTGGTTGAAGGGATCGCCGTCACGGCATTGGTAGCAAAACTCTCTCAATGGACGAAAGCCACTTATCTGAAAAATCAGACAACGTTGAATGAAGCCAAAGCCACATTACAGAGTGTGCAGGCAAACAGTGTGGCAGCAACCAGTGCCGTGAGGAAGGCATGGGCGGATAAAGAAGCTGCCACATCGGCGCTCAATAGAGCCAAAATGGAATATCAAGTTGCTAGAGGCACTAACGCGGAAAAAATAGCACTCGATAACCTTATCGCCACAAAGTCACTCGCAAGAACAGCCTCTTTAAACTATACACAAGCATTAACCGCAGAAAACGTTGCTCAACGTGCATTAACGACCGCTCGGCGTCAATCAACGGTGGCGGGGCGAGCGCTCAACAGTGTTATGGGATTAGCGGGTGGCCCTATTGGATTAGTGTTGACGGGTGTTGCAGCATTGGGAATGGGATTGTATGAATACAGCGAAAATGTCAAACAAGCCAAACTCGAATCGATTGAATTTGCCAATTCCCTTGATACATCAACAGAAGCGTTAAACAAAATGAGCAATGCCACATTAGTGGCGAATTTAAGTAAAGTTTCATCGGGCATTAACGCGCAATTGGAGAAAGTCGAGGAGCTTAAACAACAGGTCATTTCCTTACAAGGTCTATCAAAATACAGCGTTGAGAGTGAAAAGGCGTTTGCTGAACAAGGTGTGGGGGATTTATACCTTAAACGAGTGGCTGAAAAGCAAAAAGAGCTTGATGCTGCGATGGGGGTATATGCAGAGCAAGTTAATAACTTAGAGCGTCAGCGAGCCAATATGCAAAATATGTTGGCGACACTCAAAGAAAAAGTAGGTGATCAAGCCCCTGAATATAGACGTTATGCCACTGAGTTACAAAATGTTGATGTCGCTATTAATTCACTTAAGGCGAGCTTAAAGAGCTTAGGCATTGAATATGAATCACTCATTGATATCACGCTTCAGGCGACAAATAGCCAAGTGAATGCCGCCACGGCGATTGCTAAACAGATTGATGAATCGATTGAAAAATCACAACGTTCAGTGGCAAAAGCGCAAGCCACAGGGAGGGCATTAGCGAAATTAAATGCAGAAGATGTATTGGCTTCACGCAAAATTACGCCAGATATGCAAGGCTACGATAAGGCCTTACAAGCTGAAATTGAGGCACAACTGGCACTGCAAGCCAAACGGACGTATAAGCCTAGCCATAAATCAACCATTGATTATGCTAAACAGTACACCAAAATCTTGACGGAATTAGAGGAAAAACAAGCCTCATTGATTGCGGATGGACAAAGCATTCAGTTGTATGGCACTACCTCATCCTTTAATGAATACACATCCGCCTTAGCTGATATCAAACAGAATAAAGATAAGTTTGATGCCATCTTAAAAATCGATCCCAAAGCGATTGAGACAATAAAAGAAAAAGCGAAAGCCATTGATGATCTGGCGCGTGCCAACTCGGTTGCGCAATTTGCTTATGATCGCAGTAAAGAAATTGAGCAGATGCAATTTGAAACCACCTTGATAGGAAAATCGCGCGCAGAGCAAGAAAAGCTCAATGCCCTTCGTCAGATTGATGTGCTGTATCAGCAAGCCAGTGTGGATTTAGGCGAAAAAGAGTTAGCGAATTTACAACGCAATGTCGAACTCACTAAACAGCAGATTGAGGAAGAATTGAGGAAGCAAGAGGCCATGAAAGGTGATCCGATGGCGGGATTAAAACAAGGCTTATTGGATTTCAGTGAATCGGCCATGGATGTGATGGAGAACGTCAGAAATGTCACTACCAATGCGCTTAATAATATGTCTGATGCGTTAGCCGATTTTGCTTTAACGGGGAAAGGAAGCTTTAAAGATTTTGCCAATGCGGTGATCTCCGATATCACTCGAATGGTGATGAAAATGTTGGTTTTCAAAGCCATTGAAGCAGGTGGGCAGGCAATGGGCTTTGATATGGGATGGATGAGCAAAGGGCATGCTTACGGTGGTTATACGGGGCATGGCGGGAAATTTGAGCCTAAAGGGATTGTGCATGGTGGTGAGTTTGTTTTTACCAAAGAAGCGACGGCTAAATTAGGTGTCGGCAATCTCTATCGCTTAATGCATGCGGCGCAAGGTTATGCTTCGGGGGGCTTTGTGGGGGCGGTCGCAGGGCGAATGCCCGTTACACCACAACCGACGTTAGCCCGTGCAGGTGGTGTGCAAATGACCTTCGTCAATCATATTACGGTGACAGGAAATGGTGACGCTGTACTTGCGCAGGCAATGAAGGAAGCCGCACAACAAGGGACAGAAGCAGGCGCACAGAAAGCTCACGCGATGATGTTACAAGACTTTCAAAGTAATGGCGTAGCACGCAGAACATTAGGAGTCTAAATGTCTATTCTTGAATGGCCAAAAGAGGTGATCCCCACACAGGAAAACTGGCAATTATTGAGTAACAGCAAAACCTTTACCTCGCCATTTAATGGAAGTAGCCAGACGGTACGCTTTCCGGGAAGCCGTTGGCGTTGTGAGCTGACATTTAATAATTTAAATGAAGAGAAATCGCGCCAGTTAGAAGCGCTGGTGGCTTCATTGGATGGGATGTCGGGGCGAGTCAAAATAGCCAGTTGGATAAGAAAAGGGCGTTATGGGTACGGTTCGCCTCGTATTGCAATACCGAGCCAATTAGGTCATCGATTAGAAACGAAGGACTGGAAGCGCAATATGCGCGTGCTACAGCAAGGGGATCGCTTAACTGTGGGCAATGAACTCAAAATGGTGGTGGCGGATGTGGTCAGTGATAATCAAGGGCGTGCAAATATTCCTATTTCACCGATGTTAAGAACGTCACCTACCGTCAATGAAATGCTCGAGGTTGAGAGACCTTTTGGAGTTTTTCGTCTCGTTGATAATGAACAGGGTAAATTTCAGCATCGTCGCTTGGGGTATACCAATATCACGTTATCTTTTGAGGAGGTGTTGTACTAATGCAATATCATCCATTTTCTGATGCCATGGTCAACGCGATTAATGAGGGGGCTTATATCGTTTTAGCCGCCAGACTCGATTTGAAATCAGGCGTCACCTGTGCGCATACCGGTGTTGGGCAACTGATTATTGCGGGTGAAACTTATTTGGGCGTGGGCAGTTTAGGCGAAATCAGTCAGCTAAAAGAAAATAAGACAACCAGTCCTCCACAATTACAGCTTAAATTAGCGGGTTTTGATAAATCGCTGGTGGGAATGGTGATGAATGAGCAAAGTCGAGGACGAGAAGTGCGATTGATGATGGTCGCCATCGGCGAAGAGGGGAACCCGCTTCTTGCTGAAGTCTTATTTGTTGGACAAATCACATCTATCAATGTGGTGTCTGGCGAAGAAAATGCCGTATGTGTTAATGTTTCTAATCGATTCGAACGATGGTCAATCGGGTTACCCGATAGATTCACCGATGAGTCGTGGTCATCTCGACGGCAAGGTGATCGTATCTTTCGCTATGTGGCTCAAATGGCTGAACGGGCGATTTATTGGGGCAGTAAGAAAGATGCACCTGCATTTATTTATAAATAGTTATTTTTAAGAAAACGGGGACAACTGAAACGATGAATAAATTAGTTTTAACTTTTTTTGTATTCTCTTATTCCGCCTTTTTTTTACAACCATCTTATGCAGAGGATAATTTTGATTTCGCCAACACAGCTAAATTGGTATGTGAATATGGGGAAAACCAAAAAAGAAAAAGTGTTTGCAAGGATATGGTAAACCAATCGATAGTAGCAGCGGTTGAAATTGGTAGAGCAAGTGCTTTCTGCGAAATAGCAAAAAATAATGGTGAAAAAATTAATAATAACTTAAAAGTAGAGTGTGAAAGAAAAATGAAAATGGTTGAAGAAATCCGTAATCTTGAAAATTAATTTAATGTTTAAATAAACTATATATGGAATAAATTTAAACCATTATAACTTAATTCTCGACCCTCTTTAGAGGGTCTTTTGTTTTCTAAGGGTCTTAATGAAACAACAAAACTGGACACTCCAGTTACCAGAAACGATAAGGGCGGCGATGAGTCGCCCTTTTTCATGGGGTGAATTTGATTGTTGTATTTTTACCTCGGAATGTATTGACGCACAATGTGGTTTCTCTCCGATAAAGCCTTATCTCAATCACTATAAAACTAAAGCTGAAGCCTTCAACCTGATCAAATCTAAATTTGGCTCACTTGATAGAGCAGTTTCACGCTATTTCAAATCCATTGAGATTGAGCGCGTTCAGCGTGGCGACCTCGTACTGTTCAAAGGTGAGGACGGTGACAGTTTAGCGGTGGTCTGGGCGGGGCATTATTGGGGCGTAACGCCACAAGGTGTAAAGCCAGTGCAGATTAACCCAATCAAAGCGTGGAGAGTGGAATAATGGGTGGGAGTGGTGGATTAATTTCAAAAGTCGTGGGTGCTGGCTTAATGATTGCTGGGCTATTTACCGGTGGCGTGACATCGGCGATGGGCATGGCGCTGATGGCGGCAGGCGTTGCGGTTCAAGTCGCGGGTTCGCTTATCTTTAAGCCGAAACTTCCGTCAATGAATTATCGAGATACTGGTGAACGCAAACAGATGTTACGTTCATCGTCTGCCCCTGAAACCGTGATCGTCGGAAAAACAGTGATATCGGGTTTGCTTTTCTTCGCAGAGGAAGAAACTGGCGAACAAGATGAAAATGAAAAAATCACACTGGCATTAGCGTTGGCAGGACACCCCATAGAGAAAATTGGGAAGATCTGGTTGGGTGATGATCTCATTGAGACTTTTGGTGATAAAGCCTCATGGGAATTACATAACGATAGGGAAGATGCCGATCCCTTTATGTTTAAAAATTGCCCGTCATGGAAAGAAGATATGATTGGTCGAGGTCTGGCGTGGTTACGTGTGACACTCACGTTTGACCAAGAAAAATTCCCTTATGGATTACCCAATGTGAAATGTGAAGTCTGGGGAAAACATCTGTTTGATCCTCGCACTGGGCAAACTGCATGGAGTAATAATGGGGCTTTAGTCATTTTGGATTATTACCGCCATTATTTAAAAGTGCCTGATACGGATATTGATTTTGACAGCTTTAAACTGGCAGCCGATTTATGTGATGAAAAAGTGAGTCTGCCAGAAGGCGGATTTGAGTCGCGATATACCCTTAATGGCGCCTATGATTTAAATGAGAGTCCATCCAGTGTCTTGGAAGCAATGCACAAATGTATTAACGCTGAACCGACATTTACAGCAGGAAAACACGGTATTCAAATCGGCGCTTATTATGGGCCGGCAATAAAAACCATTACCGAATCACAATTGATTGGCACTGTCACATGTACCCCTGAAACAGGTTTAAAAGACGCGACCAATGCGGTGTATGGCACATTTATTGATGCCGAACAGTTGTACACAAAAACCGATTTCACGCCTGTGATTGTGGACGAATGGGTGAAAGAGGATGGCTTAGAAATTCGGGAGAACATCGATTATCGTTTTGTCACCAGCCCTTATCAAGCCCAACGATTAGCCCGCCAATATCTTCGCAAAAAGAAAGCAGGAAGACGGGTTCAACTCACGATGAACTTAGACGGCTATGCTTATCGTCCCGGGGAAGTTGTGCTTTTAGAATTACCGGCTTTGGGGATTAGTGGACTGGAATTCCGTATTGCCGAATGGTCTTTTCATGCATTAGACGGTGTGGCTTTAACGTTGGAAGAGGATGGTGCCTATTTATATGAAGATGTGATTGGCAAACCGTTTGAGCGTCCGCCATTTGTGAGTTTACCCACTGGCGGTGTTGCTTCCCCGATTAATCTTACCTTTGTTCCACTTGCTGTCAGTGACATCGTGCAAGGTACGCTTTCTTGGCAGAATGTGGCGTCTGATGTGCGCTATAACACCGTCACTATTCTTCAAGAAGGCAACGTTATTCAATCTATTCAGGTACCGGCCGAGCGTGTCGATATTAACGGATTAGCGCGAGGGACTTATCGTGTTGAAGTCAGAGCAACAAACGTTGCCGGTGCGATGTCGGCACCTGCTATCAGTGACTTTGCCATTCAAGCACCACCGCCTCCAGAGTATATTGATGTTACCTCTGGCTTATTTAATCTGACCATTGCACCGAGACAAGGCGATAGTGCTGTCTTTAGTTATACCTTTGAGTTTTGGTTTAGTGAGGAAAAACTCGCTGATCTTTCTGAAAATGAAGTGATCACCAAAACAAATAAAGTTGGCCAAGGGAATTTCTGGACGCAAGAGAATTTAAAAGCAGGACATACGTATTATTTTTATGTTCGAACAATCAACAGCTATGGCAAATCACCTTTTGTGGAAGCTTCAGGTACTTGCTCTTCTCAAACCGATTTAATTCTTGAGGAATTGACGGGGCAAATTAGTCGAGATCAACTCGCACAAGACTTATTGGGTGAAATTAACAGCAAAGCTAACCAAATCGATATTACTGAATTACATGAGTTAATGAGGATAAATCACGATAAGCTTTTAGAAGAGTCAATGAGGCAAGGCGCGACGATTGAAGAAAGTGAAAAAAAACGGGAGGAGGCAGAAAAATTACTGGCTGAGCGGATGAATAAAGTTTCAACGGCAACAGAAGCACAGGCGGCAGCGATTAAACAAGAGCAACAAGCGCGTATTGAGTCTGATCAAACCGAAGCGCAACAACGCCAATCTTTAGCGACACAACTTCGAGGTGATTATACCGGCAATGATTTATCGAAAGTCACCGCAGGACTTATCTCCACAGAGAAACAAGCGCGAGTCACAGGCGACCAAGCGGAAGCGAAAGCCAGACAGTCACTGGAAACACGGATGAATGGGAATGTTTCCGCGATTAATAAATCACTAGAAACCCTCACCTCGAAACAGCAAGCACAATCGAAAGATATTTCAACGCTCAATTCAAATCTTAAGGGGAAAGCTGATAGCAGTGCGGTAAATGCATTAAATACGCGAGTATCTAATATTGATGGCAAAGTGACATCCACAACCTCTCAGGTACAAACGTTATCCAGTAAATTAGATAAAGTGAAAGCCGATTTAACGGAATATGTGGTGGTGGATTTAGATTTATCTAAACTCAATGAAAATACCTATTATCCGGTTATTTTGCCTTTAGTAACCTCTCGACGTTATGCCTTTAAGGTTTTTAGAACCTTAGGACAATATTCAGATAATAAACCCAGCTATGCGACTCACAGCACCAAAGGTTTTGCCATGATTGTGGAATGGCAAGTCAGTGGTTCTGGATGGGGAACTCAGTCTGAAAACCGCATCATTGATAATTTTGATTGGAAATGGACAAATCAATCTCCTGTGATGGGGCCTGCTCAATTAACGAATAGCTCTGTGGAATATATCTATTTGCGAGGAGGGGCAAAATATCAGTTAACTAAACACAAAAGTGTTAACCATCAAATCATCACCAGTACTTACACCATCAACAAACAATCAGTAGCACCAAAAGGGTTTGTGGCGAATGACGTACCTAAATCCAGCGAACAGAAAGCCAATGCAACGGCGAATGCGGTAAACCAACTTGAAACTAAAGTGACTGAGGTCTCAAGTAAAGTGACCTCTACCGCCCAGCAAGTCACTCGCCTAGAAAGCCAAGTGGGGACAAGTTCAGCCAAAATCGAACAAACTTCGAAAGTGGTCACAGACATAAATGGCAAAATTTCGACATCATGGACAATGAAAGTCCAGCAGGATAGCAAAGGGAATAAAGTCATTACTGGCATTGGCTTAGGGTTTAATGCACAAGGAAATAGTCAATTTCTGGTTAATGCCCAAAACTTTGCAGTGATATCGTCATTAAACGGTAAAGTGGTGACACCGTTTGTGATCCAAAATGGACAAGCTTTTTTCAATGATGCGTTATTTAGCAAGGCAACCATTGATAAATTATCAGTAGGTAAAAAGATAACCTCGACTAATTATTTAGCGGGCAAGAAAGGATTTAATATTGATGCCACAACAGGGAATGTGGAATTAAATGATGCGGTATTTCGTGGACGATTAGATATTAATTCAGGCAGTACGAAAGGGCGGTTAGTGATCACCAATAATACTATTTATGTTTACGATGAAAACAATCAGTTAGCGGCAAAAATAGGTTATTTAGGGTAGCGTATGAAGTTTATTGTTTTAATTACAGCATTATTATTGTCAGGGTGTACCTCTGGATATAAGAAAGTCGATTGCCAAGGTGTTTACCAAATAAAAACTTTTCACTATCAACAACCTGTATTGGTGAAGTTTGATAAAAAACGAGAAACCATTAAAGGGCCTCTTTATCATGCTGTACCTCAATTAGGATTTAAATTCTTGGGAGGATGGGTATCTCCTGATGCGGTAGAGGATTTCTCATGTCGTGGGGAATAGAGATATATGAAAAAGGAAAGCCAATAAAAATCACAGGGCGTTCGTTTATTTTTGACCAAATAGCGGTCACTCAAAATGGCAGTAAAACTTATAATAATATTCCTAAAGGGCGGTCATTGGCCGCCTATATTGTAGCTAGAAATCGAGGATCTTATTTCACTGTTAGAGTCGAGAATAATAAAATCTCGTGGAATTCTCTACGCGGTAGCCAATCGATTAATGGAATTATTATGGTACTAATTAAATGAGTAAATATGGTGCATTATTTTTTAATCAGGGAATTACCGAAGAATTAACACCTTATGAATCAGCCGTATTTTTAAAGAAAATAAAAACAAAGCCAGGACTAATTAAAGTCATCGAAGGTAATAATAACGCAGTGCCACTTATTTTTATTCGAGTTCTTAATTCCTCTAATCCATCATTAGGTGGATTATCTGAAGTGATTTATGAGAATAATGCGTGGTGTGTGAATTTAATCGATACTATTCAAGGTAATTCAGCAGAATATGAGCTCTATGTATTTGTGAAGTCTTCTTATCATATTTCACTTCATCCCCAAAAATGGGGAATTCAAATTTATCATAAAGGTGTTATTACACACGCTTCAAGCCAAAGACCACTTAATTTATTGGAAGGAAATAATTTTGTACTTACAGGAAATAATTGGAATGGTGTGGATGTCGGTTTCCCCTGTGCAGTATTAATCACAACAATAGGGCATATTGGTATGATGGATTCGATGGGAGGAAAAACGATTAGAGTAACTCTTTGTGGACGAGGTAACCGTATTATTCCTCATTCCATGATAGTGTCCGGACAGATGTCAACAACCTCACTAGGAAAGCAGTATTTTTATATTGATGTGAGGGAGTATGGTGGGTGATAAAAGAGCTTAGTTAGTTTAATTGGTGGGAATGAAAGCTCATTAAAGGAAAATATATATTCGCTGGTGGTTGGCTTCGTGCCAAGAGCGGACATATTTAGCAACGGAATGTATTCAGTATAGTTAGTGGATTTTTGCGGGGAATTAGGTTTTGAGAAACCTTGATGAAATTGTAAAGTTTGTTAATATCAAAACAAGAAATTTAACTAATGGTTAAACAAACTCAAATACACCTTCTTTTTAATTGCAAAGGATTATTAGCTATGATTGATCCACTTATTAGAAATTTACAGAGCGATATTGCACTACTTCAGCTTTATATCTTGCAACGCAAACAGGCTGGCTTTCATGACATGGAAAGAATGATTGAGTCATTGACCATTTTTATGTTTCGCGCACTGAAAATGGGTGAACTGGAAAACATGAATCAGATTAAAGTTAACTTTCCCGCCATTGATTTAGCTGACAATCAAAACATGATAGCAGTTCAAGTTACTACGAATGCAAGCCCAGCAAAAATTAAAAAAACCATAACAGCTTTTGAAAAGACAAATGAATTAGGAGTGAGTCTTAAAGATAAATACTCTGTTTTATATATTTTTGGTTTTTGTAAAATCTCAAAATACTCAGTTCCAGGTTATTGTAAAATAATCGATCCCAGCTATTTCGTAAATGAACTTTGCGATAAAGCAGATGAGGACATGATCCATGATATGCTCGATGCCATTCAGCGCCATCAGGATTATACGTCATTACATCCATGGAATGATAAAGATTCACTCGAAATAATACTTAATGTTATTAATCGCAATGCAATTAAACACCGGATGAGTTGTGAAGGCAGCCTATCTGATATGCTTACTGGTTTAAAGGAAATTAATGAGGTAATTACAAAAGGAACAATCCAGCGTAAGCAACGTTCAAAATCGATATCTGACTTCAAAGATCAAAACATGGTTAAATTCCTGAGAGGTGTAATGGATGATCTGTCTGTTATTCAAGCTATAGTGAACAAATCAAAAGTTAACCAGGGTGATATGGTTTATATCAGTTATGAAGATATGATTAGCATTGATAAATTAAAAGCCAAAATAGCAAACAATTCATCAAAGATTGCAAGTCTAAATAATATTGACATGACACTAAATATTGTTAGTTTTTAAGTGGCAACTTAGTAATAACAGGCAATTATTAGCAGATTTCATGGAATATTGAATAATGTTTATTTGGAGTCTCTTTATTGTTTATCTACTTTCGCTCTTCGCTCATAGTAGTCCTGTTGGAGAGGGCAACCATGAACAATAAGCTACTCACATAAGCAAGCATCACTATTAGTAGATTAGGAAGAGCACAAAAAAATTTAGTACTGAACTCTGCCAATGCTTTGACCAAAAATCTGTAGACTTGCAATTGCTTGAGGGGGGCATGTTGACTTGACCCCTGCGAGCTAATAAGTAATAAAAAACAAGTAAATAGCACCCTCTAAGGATTTTTTAAATATACTAAATATGTTTATTTTTACCAACAATCACATATGAACTGCCTGCTCTGCTCCATGACTTTATTATTGCTAAATTGTTATCTAAGCAAATTTTACTGACAATATTCTCATCTAATAAACCATAATAGGAAGCATTGCGAGAGTTTTGGTATATATACCCATGCAAATGTTTAATTCCACTCTCATACTTCTTGAAATAAGAGCTTTTGTATTGATTGACAATCAATGCTTCACCATCACTCTTTAATAATTCTCTAATCGCACTGATGATTTTGTAAATTGTGGGTTTACATGGAATTGCGGAAAGCACGTTTGAGCAAAGTATGAAATCATAATGACTCGTTATTTTATCTATACTTTCAAAAGGAACAACATTGGCATTTTTATAGTTATTAGCTACATACTCTGGAATTGTAGTTTGTACACCTCTGATAATTTGCATTCTTTCTAGTTGTTTTCTGGAATCTAAAAATGTCACTGTTTCAAATTTATTTATTAATTGTTCTGAATATCTAAGCTTTCCACATCCAAAATCAAGAGCTCTGCCATTTTTAATAGAGCTTTTTATATGGTTGCAGAGATAGCTAGATGGCATGGTATGCGGTTTGGCTGCATTTTCTGAACGTATAGTTATTCCATTTATCTTGTAATTCAAAACCAACTCCATTTAAAAAATACGGTTATTATTAAAGAATTCCTTTATTTTCTCATCAGGTATCTGTCTTACTTGACTTTCAGTTCTTGGCTTAACAGATGCTATAAAAATAAGAAAATCGAAGGCGACAAGGAAAATAATCCACAACCAAAGATTATTTAATGAACCAGTAACAGAGAATAGATTAGTTAATTTAGCGAAACTTATTACTAAAGCAGTAATAAATGCAATCACTGTATGTTCAAAGAAAACCCAAAAGTAATAAACTTTGTTCCAGAAAAGCTCAACGTAATGTTTGTCTTTTAACTCTTTAACTTCTGGGTAATATAGTTTACTCATTACCTTGTAAGATTCATCACTAGTTAATTTTCTCGTAACACCCGCGGTTTTAGCTAATGGTTTAATAATTAAGCGATTATCCCATATCCTTCTTATTCCCCAAATTTTTGCCACGTTATTATGCAGGTCTAAAGCTCCACTAATCACGGACCAAAAAATAGAAAATGCAATTGGTAATATACCGAATGTTAATATCCACTTAATAAACTCTTCGTAGTCTTTAATGGGTGGGATGTATTTGGCGTTAATGCCAACTAATGGAATGTAGCCATAAATAACTAATGATAGATAAAATATAAATGTAGTAATAAAAGTTGCCTTATGGAGCATTGGCAACATTTCATTATAACTCTTTGGTGGTTCTAACATTTCACTCTCCAAGCATTCAAAAAGCGCTAATTTTCTATAATCACACAACTCAATTAACGCATTTAAAGCTTAATTACCACTAGTTTATTAATTTAACACTGTAATTTTATCTAAATCTTTATGATTGAGCTAGTTCTCAAAAAACACTACTGCACAAATATTTATTCTGACTGCATCCACACTAGCACCTGTAATGTTTTAAGCAACCAAAATCCAGCATCACTACAGACGCTTCGATGTCTGCTCCTAGCTCAAAGCTGACAATCGGCTTTAAGCGACCACATAATAAATTGCTATTCTGAGTTTTTAAATATTCGTTACATTATTAGTATAGTGAAAAATATTTAAATTAAAGAAAAATTCCTAATTTATTACTAATATGAGTATTTAATAGTAAATTTGATAAGTTATTAATCAATAAAGTAATCTTCCCCAAAATCACTCCAACCCAAAATAAAAATCAACAAGTTACATACAAACCAAGATCACATAAAAAAAGATTATCACCACCAATAATTATAATTTATTTAATAAGTTACCTAATTATTATGGGTATAATGTTACGCCACATGGGCTGGACAGAAGCCGCTGACTTAATCATTAAAGGTATGGAAGGCGCGATTGCCGCTAAGACCGTAACTTATGATTTCGAGCGTCAGTTAGAAGGCGCTAAATTGCTGAAATGTAGCGAGTTTGGTGACGCGATTATCAAACATATGTAATATAATTAGCGTTGCGAATTTATTACGGGAACTTAAGGGTTCCCGTTTTTGTTACAGGATTTTTTATGAGTGCGTGTAACGTGTTGATGCGTATTTTTGTATTAAAAGTAGCCTAATGTAGCAAAACCAAACAAACAATGAATAAAACGTAAGTGTTAAAATCAACACGTTAAAAGAGGCGATAAGGTTTTGTTTATGGCGAAATGGAAAAGAAAGAAAATAATCTGCAAACCGCATGATAAACGTGGCGAAAATTATCATTTGCAGATTATCTGATGAATTAAAATAAGGTCAGAAATAAGGTTAACATGCTATGGTTATCCAAAATGATAACTTCAAAACATTAGCGGAAGGCCAACAAGTTTCATTCACCATGGAAAATGGTATGAAAGGCCCAGCAGCCGGCAACGTGGTGGCTCTCTAA